AGGGATCGGCATCCCACTCCTCGGTGGTGGCCGCGTGCCGCCGATCCGCCCTGGCCAGCCGTTCCACGCCGCCGACCGTGCTCGAACTGGCAAGCTTGGCCGCGACCTTGGGATTCTCGGCGCGGACGGCGGCGTGGCGGCAGACACCGCGGATCAGATCGGTGGCGGCCAGCGTGTCCTCGGTGCGCCAGCGATTGCCGTCCCACACCAGCCAGCGGCCCCAGGCGGCAACATACCGCCAGTCGCGGTGATAGCGCCGGGTAAAAGCCAGCGCCAGCGCATCCTCCGTGCCCCACACCGACTCGTCACTGCTGACGACGGGCTCGGCATCCTCTGTCATGTCGTGCATCTGCAAGCGCGGGCCATGTGCAAGAAAGGCGGCGACGTCAAAACCCTCGGCAATGGCATCGGCCGCATCCCAGCCGTCCGCTGCCTCCTCGGGCGGGTACAGGATGAAGCACAACTTCGCATCCGCCGAGAGGATGGCTTGTGCCGCCTGTGTTGCGTACTCCCAGCCCGGCTTGTCGCGGTCGGGCCAGACCAGCACGGCCTTGCCCGCCAGCGGCGACCAGTCGGTCTTCTCGACTGGCGCGTTCGCGCCGTGCATCGCGGTCGTGGCGTTGATGCCCGCGTCGATCAGCGCCTGCGCGCATTTCTCGCCCTCGACCAGCACCACCAGCGATGCGCTGGTCATGCCCGGCTGGTTGTAGAGCGGGCGCGGATCGGGCGGAGCCATCTTGCGACGGCGCGCGTCCCACGGGCGGAACTCCTTCTTGCGGCCGGGCGGGTCGTAGCGGTAGACGACTGCGATCAGCTTGCCGGAGGCATCGAGGTAGTCCCACTTCGCGGTGGCCGGGCCGAGGTCGTCGACGGGTGCTTCCTTCTTCGATTTGCGCGCCGGTGTCGCCGGAGCGCGTCCGAGCAGTTCGGTCGCCGCGTCGAGCACGCGCGGGAAATCGGCGTGGGCATCGATGCCGAGGTGCGCGGCGATCAGCGTGAAGATGTCGCCGCCGTCGCCGGTGGCTCGATCCGTCCACAAGCCTGCCTTGTCGCCGTCGAGCACGATTTCCAGGCTGTCGCCCGGGCTGCCGAGTACGTCGCCGGTGAGGAACTTGCCGCCGCGCTTTCTGCCTGCGGGGAACAGCGCGGCCAGCACTGAATCCAGCCGCGCGAGCAGTTCGGCGCGGATCGCTTCGCGTTCGGCGTCGAGGTCACGAGGAACAGGGGTCTGCGTGTCGTTGAAATCAAGCATCCGCAGCCTCCTCGCCGGAGGGCTGCTGCGCGACGATCCACGCTTCCAGTTCGTTGGGCTTGAAGCGGACGAGCTTGCCGACGCGGTAGTGCGGAATGCGGCGCTGCTGGCGTTCCTTGGCCTGCGAGAGCCAGTACGACGGCAAGTTGAACATCAGCGCGGCTTGGCGCACGTCGATCAGTTGCTCGCCAAGCACTTGATTCAAGGGTGTGTTGTTCATGTCGGTGTTCTCCAGCAGCGGTCTTGCCACGCGCACATGCGGCACTCGAAATGGGTGGGGTCGTTGAAGCTGCGCGGCAGCAGTTCACCGGCTTCGGTCGCAGTGATGACCTTGACCGCGCGGTCGGTCATGCGCTGCGCGAGCGCGCCGTCGAACGGCACCAGCTCGACGTAGATCTCCATCGAGTCGGCGTTGATCGCGGTGAACAGCGCCGGGTGCTCATGCAGTTGCAGGTGCGCCTGATAGAGCGCGACCTGCGCCGCGTACACCGGCTTGGCCACCGCGAGGCCTTTCGTCTCCAGTTCGCGCCACGACTTCGCGCCGAGGCATTTGTTCTCCCACAGCGCGGGATAGCGGAAGCCTTCCGGCCCGCCGACGATCACGCCATCGACGTGACCGCGCAGCCGACCATGCGCGTCGGAGAAGCCGAACTGCCCGCCGTCGGGCTTGCGCGTGCGCAGGTCGAAGCCCGCGTCGCGCAGCCACGCCACCATGCAGTCCTCCATCACGTGGCCGCGTTCGAAGATGCGCAGCATCCGGCCTTCGGTGTCGCGCCCGTGATCCACGGGAGCCTTGGCGTACTCGAACTGCAAGGCGCGCTCGCAGGCCGCGCCCAGACGCGACGCGCCGAGGTAGTCGCGCGCGGGCTGCTGCGCGCGCACGCGCTGCAGCCCGGCATCGACCAGCGCGGTGACCTGACCCGAGATGCTCGATGAGGAGTTGAAGTCGATCATGGCTTCTTCCCCTTCGGTTCTTCCCAAGGCAGGTCGTCCTCCAGATCGGCGAAGGGATTGGCCATCGGGTCGGGCGTCGGAGCCATGCCTCGGACGGGCGGGAACTTGGTTGCCTCGTGGTGCTCGACCATCGCTTCCGTGTAGCAGGTGACGATGGCGTCGATGACGCGCATCGCCTCGGCTTCCGCGTAGTCACCCAGGGGCTTGCCGAAGCCGATGTCGCCCGCCGCCTCGCCGAAGGCCTTGAGGCATTTGCGCATCGCGGCCAGTTCGACATCAGAGGGATCGATCATGGCGACCTCCCCGATGCCGACGCAGCCTTCCTTCGCGCGCGTCCAGTTGCCGTAGAGCATGTGAAAGGCGTCCTGGCAGCGGCGCGAGCAGAACACCCAGTCGATCACGTAGCGGCGCGGATCGGCGGTCTTGAACCGGCCATCGGTGTGGCCGTAGCCGCGCGCCTGTCGTTTGCAGACCCAGCATTTCATCGGCCTCCCTCACTGCGCCCAAGCGGGCTTGCCGGTCACCGGCGCGCGTTGCTGCGCAGGCGTGGCGGTGGCGGCGTAGGGCGGCGCGGCTTGCGCCGGAGCGCCCGAGGTGCCGCCACCGGTCTTGGCCTTGGGCGGCACGCCCATGAGCTTGGCGTACTCGGGGTGGTCGGGTTCGACCGCGAGCTTGACGACGTTGCGATCCAGACCCTTGGCGTCCTTCTCGACGTCCACGCGGGCGAGGAACTCGATGCCGTCCAGTTCGTGGAAGCCCTGGATGCGGCGTGCGGCCGCTGCCTGCGGGCTGTTGTCCTGTGGATGGACGTTGCGCGCGCTGTTGAGCACGGCGCGGATGAAGCTGCGCCCCATCTGGCTCCAGGTCGGACCCTTCTTCGAGTGCAGGCCGATGTTCGACCACATCTTGCGTTTGGCATGCTCACCGCCGGTGACGACGAACTCGGCGGCGAGATAGATCGCGCCGGTCTCGAAGGATTCGGTGGCGTAGCCGCCGCCCCAGCCCTGTGCCGGATCGTCGTGACCACCGGGCTTGATGGTCATGCGCACCGGCACCAGCGTGCCCTTGGGGATGAGGTCGAAGCCCTGTTGCTGTTCGGCGTCGTTGAAGTCGCTCCAGTTGCTGGTCATGGCGATTACTCCTGAGATTCGTGGGGTGCGGGAATGGCGGAATGGGCTGCGGCGCTGCCGGGTATGGCTGCGCCCGCGCACTTGGCGATCAGCGCGTTCAAGTTCGGCGGTTCGAGCAGGTCGAGACGACCGCTGCGGTCTTTGGCCGGGTAGCCGAATGGATTGACGGTGTGGGTGACGAAGGCGCGGTAGGCGCTGCCGTCCTCGGCCTTGATCTCGGCCAGCGTCACGACCTCGTCGACGATGCCGGGCAGTTCGAGGCTGGTCTTGCTGCCCTCGATCTGCGGCACGAACACCTTGCGGTTGTAGTCGTCGAGCCGCTCGTCGAGGATGGCGACGAACACCACGTTCTTGCCGCGCGCGTGTTGCAGGTGGGTCAAGGCGCTGACCATCTCCTGACCGAGCAGGCCGTAGGCACCGCGCATGTCGGGCTTGCCGGTTCGGTCGCTGACCGCGCCCGGTTGCGTCTTGCACCACGCGAAGCACTGGCGCGAGAGCTGCGTGATCGAGTCGAGGAAGAAGGTCTGGTAGCGTTCGAGCTGTGCCGGATCGCCGAACTTCTCGATGACGTGGTCGTAGTGCGCCTGCGAGAACGCGGCGTCCGGCGGCAGCGAGCGATCCGGCCCGGCGAGGAACACGAAGAAGTCGCGCGACTCCGGCCACGACGCCGGACGGATGGTGTCGCCGGGCCAGTCGGCCACGGCCAGGTCGCCCGCCTCGATGTCGAGGAACAGCGTGGTGGCCGGGTCGAGGTCTTTGAGCCGGGTGGTCTTGCCGATGCCGGACTTACCGAGCATTAGGAGCTTGACGCCCTTGCGCTCGGCCATGCGCTGCTGCGCGGAGATGATCGGGAGGGCCATCACGCCACCTCCTTCAACTCTTCGGCGACGGCGGGATTCCAGAGAATCTGGTAGCCGCTGTGGCCGTTGCGCGAGTACGGCATGGCCTCGGCCCATGCTTCCCCGGCCTCGGTCAGTTCCCATTCGTCGCGGTCGTTGCGGAACTGGAAGCCGTGTGATGCCAGCAACTGGTTCGTGGCCTTGGCCGAGCGGTTGAGCAGCTTGCCGAGCTGGGTGGCGTTGAGCGAGCAGATCGGCTCGTTGGCGGCAGCGCTTTTGGCTGGAAGGGCGCGGCGCAGCACCTCTGTGGTGAGGCCAGTGTTCTCCTGAATGCAGGTCAACGTCGCCGCCATCGCAATGCCGGTCTTGACGCCCGGCACCTTGGCGACCGCCTCTCCGATCAGCAGGATCGCGCTCACGCGGTCGTGGGTCGGCGCGGGCAAGGAAGCCAGCGCGCCGGGGGCGGAATACGCGCCGGTCTTGCGGATCGCGGGCAGCACCTCGCCGGTCACCCAGCGTTTGAAGCGTTTCGCGGCGTCCTTGGTGCTGCCGAGGATCAGGGCGTAGAGGCCCGATTCGTTGACGTGGTTGGCGCGCTGCGTGCGCCCGAGGTTGTCGATGACCTCCAATTTCTGGAGGTCATCGGCATCGACGTGCGACTTGATCGCCTGAGACGGGTTGCCCATCTCCAATGCGTCGCAGACGTCGCTGGCGTTGAACCACGGCAGGCCAGCATCGTCGACCTGCACGCGCACGGCGTGCGCCTCGAACTGGAAGGGAATGATCGCGCTCATGATCAGTCCTCCCACGCGACGTCGACGATGCGGTCGGCCCCGCGCGCGGCGCGCTTGCGCGCCTCGGTGTGGAGTTCCTCCAGTGCGGTGCGGCGGCGGCCGAGCGCCAGGGCTTCGGCGTTGGCGGTCTGGATGGCGAAGGCCAGTTCGTCCACCGTGGCCGCGTCGAGCGCGACGACCACGTCATGGCCGTCGGCATCGCGATAGCGGATGTCGTCGGGAAGGTGTTCGCCGTAGATGGACGGCAGCTGCTTGCGCAGCGAAGCGATGAGGCTGGTGCTCATGATCAGTGCTCCGAATCGAGAGAAAGGGTGAAGGACGGCTTGCCGGAATCCACGGTGCGAGCGGCGGCGAACTGCTGCTGTAGCGCCGGAGGCCAGTTCGTGAAGCGGGATTCAGAGACGGACAACTTGATGTCGAGGTAGCCCTCGACCTTCTCGCCCGAGGCCACGATGCGCTCGGCGATTTCTGCCAGTTGCTTCTGATCCCAACTGACCTTCTTGGGCAGCTCGAACTTGATGCGCAGCTGGCCGTCGTCGAGGTGCACGGTGCCGAAGTCGCGGCCCGAATCGCGCAGTGCCGTGCGGGCCTGCTCGCCGTAGGCGGCATCGAGCGCCGCGTCGAACTTGGTGCGGGCCTTCTTGAGCCAGTCGAGGGCCTCGTCGAGGTTCTTGTCGATCTCGGCCTTCTGCACGGCGGGCAACGCGGCCAGTTGGCCGACGGACATCGCGGCGATGTCGGCGGGAAAGAGGGTGATGTCGTTCATGGCATCGCTCCTCAGACCGCCGCGCGCTCGGACGTCGAGTCGTGCAGCGCCTGGCGCTCGAACTCGATGACCGCGTCCACGGGATAGCCGACGCGTTTGGACAACTTCAGGTAGCGCGGGCCGCGACCTTCGCTGCGCCAGCGTTGCAGGGTCTTGGGGCTGACGCCCCAGCGTTGCGCGAGCTCGTTTTCGTTGAGCACCCGGCGGTCGCCGGGTGAGAGGCTGTTGATCGCCTGATGCGGCGACCGGGGGATGGTGCTGGCTGGTGTCTGCATGGAATGCTCCTGTGACGTTGTTGAGGAACAGGTGTCATTCCAAACTTCGGGTGGCGAACCTTTAAGGGACGCAACGGCGAACCACGCGGAAACTTCGGGTTCGCCAATCCGCCGGCGCGCAAACGCAGACGGCGAGCACATGGCTCGCCGTCATCGGGGAAATCGGAGGCGTGGTTTCAGGCGTCGGGGAAGCCCAGCAGCCGACGCTGCTCGGCCCAGTCGCGCGGCAGCAGGTCTTGGCGGCCGCGCAGCGTGTGCAGGTTCAGATGCCGGGGCTGGCGGCCTTCGAAGATCGCCTCGACGATGTCCGGCGCCAGCATGGTCATGCGCAGCACCTCGGCCGCCCAGCCTGGCTCCAG